AAACTAAGCAAAAAAGCTAAGCTTTAAATAAGTTTAGGTTTTTAGGTTAGTTTTGGGGGGAAGGAAAAGAAGATATAGATAAAGAATATCAGAATAGAAAGGATAGAAATTCTCAATATAAAGAAAATAGGATATCAAATATCAAGGATTAAGGATATAAGGATATCCTATTATCATTTATATAAAGGAAATTACATAATGTAATAAAGCATTAAATAAATATGATACAAACATTAACACTTTCAAGTAGGAATACTGGAGATTATTTTTTATCTTCAGATGGTCTCCAATTATATCATAGAAATAGGGACCTAATTAATTTAAATCTGTATGATGATTGCTTTGGGTGTGTATTTTATATTCCTTCAAATAGGCAATCCTGTTTTAAATGTGAAAAACTCCCTGATGTAGAATGTTTAGCTCAATCTAATTTTCAAATGGTTGATGTATATTATTCGTTTATGATTTTATATGAAAACTTAGAATCAGCTGGGTTGAAGATGTATACCAGTTTGAATGAGATACAAAATATGCTTTCAGAGGATATTCAAAGTCTATTTATATCTGCGTACAATACATTGCTCACTAAAGATATACTTGAAATTCTTAAAAAGCCTTTAAATAAGGGATATGAATTAGAGTTATCAGTAAGAAATGATGAATTAATGATTAAATATACATGGAAACAGAATTAGAGAAACTTGAAAAACAGAGAAAAGATCTCTTCAATGAACTGGATTTGTTAAGGGAATTTGAAACAGAATCAATGATTGATTATAATGAGCCTATTGATTGTAAAGCTGATCAGGAGCTTAGTTTGGTTCCTCGAGGTGCTTGCAAATATTGCACCTTACATTGTGATCAATGCTCTTTGAGATGTAACAGATTCCTTCAATATTATGATAGGAATAAGCTTATCTTTTCTAATAATCTGTTCAAGGTTAATCCCAAGTATGAACAGAAGATTAAGGAACAGGTTATTTCTATAGATAAGAAAATCAAAATAATCGAATATAACAATGGCAAAGAAGAATAAATTACCGGATATTAAAGGAGCTCAGGTTTTAGTTCCCACCAATGTATCAGAGATTATTGGTACAAGAGATGATTGCTTTGGCAAAGAATATGACCTCTCTACATCAGAATGTAAAAGATGTGGAGACTCTGAGTTATGTGCAGTATGCTTTGCTCAGTTTATGAATAAGACTCGCAAACAGGTAGAAGAAGAAAATACTTTCAAGGATATGGAAAGTATGGTTGATCCTAAACTTGTTGCTAAGTATATGCGGGGATTAAAAAGAAAAGGATCAGAGAAAAAAGAAGTAATCCATGCTGCAATGGAAAAGTTTAATCTAGATAAGAAGACTACAAGAACCATTTATAAATCATTAAAGAAGTAACCATGGATAGTAGAAACATTAAAGAACCTACTCCTCAAATAGAGGATGGAAAACATTTGGAGAAAATCTATGATCTCCAAAAAGAATTATTGGATTCTTACATTAAGATCGAAGGATTGCCTTCATATCCCATAGATGTAAATTCCAAAAAGAGCCAGATCATCCTAAAGGATTTTACTGGTAGGGTAATCGAAGAACTTGGAGAAGGATATGAATCTATGCTCAAGGTTTTCAATAAGAGATTAGATTACATAAAGGATATGGATAACAAAGAAACATTCCTTTATATTAAAGCTGAAGCACAAAACCTAAATGAAGAACTAGCTGATGCTTTACATTTCTTCATGGAATTGCTTATCTACACAAATATTCATCCAGAAGATATTTACCAATACTGTAAAACCACAGCCAAGAATTTAGGGATTCCCTTATATGATTGCTGCTGTTTAAGTCAAATGCTTACATTCTCCCGAAACATGGTAATGGGATCAGAGATTGATTTACCCAATAAAACACTTATCAGAATTGCTCATGAAGAAGATGAGTGTATCCCAGTGGGATGGGAAACTAGTGAAGACTTTGTTAGAAGATGTGCAATCCAATTATGGGATGTGACATATTCTTTATCTATTGCAAGGAATTGCCTTAAAAACAAACCCTGGAAACAATCGGGAGAATTAACCGATGAAAATCTGTATCAGAATTTACTTTGTGAATCATTCGTAAAATTATGCGGATTTTACGCATTAATGGGTTATACAGATAAAACCCTATTTGCAGTATACTTCAAGAAAAACATGGTTAATAAATTTCGTATAGCAAGTCGTTATTGATATGGATACAATCAATAAGCAATTAAAAGTAAGGCAAGTATTTTATCCTACCTCACAAGCAGCTTGGGAGGGTATCAATGAAATATTTATTAAGGGAGATCCAATTCTTTTTACCGAAGGTGAAGGAGGAAGGATCTCCTCCTCTGCGATTTATGCCTATAATGTTGTTGTTAATATTAGGAAAGCTTGGATGGACCCAGAATTTGATTTTGGTAAGCTTTTCAATTATCAGAAAACCAAATGGAATCTTCTTTTGAATAATTATGTAAACTTTAATCAGTTGGATTTAATGAGATCTCAAGTTAGGTCTACTGAATTAAAGAGAAGCCATTACAATTATTCATTCGACTTTGATAATACACATTCTAATGGGAAAGGTTGTTTAATAGCAGCCTCTTTTTGTAGAAGAGATGATTTGGATATTCCAATTATAATTGCAAACTTAAGATCTTCGGAGATTACAAAGAGATTGGCATTTGACCTTTTATTATTACAGAGATTGGGAGAATACATATATGGAGGGGACCAAACATTTATGATTCAATTAAACTGTAATCAGATGTATGCTGCCTTAGAAACCTTAGTAATGTATGATACTCATAAATCGATAAAGAAGGTCACCAAAGGACTAGATTCTGTTTGGATTCAAAAGGTCCTTAAGATGTTGAAGTTCTTTAAAACTTGTGATGAAAAGGATGTAAAATATAAGGTATATCGAAGAACATTAGCTTGCATACAACCAGGAAAAGTTCCCGGAAAGAAAGAGATAACCCTTTGTGCTAAGGATTTGCTATTAGGATATGATGATATTCCATATCCTGAATCCTGTATTTCATATACAGCTCGTCAGGCATTTAAAAAGAAATATTTAAAACAAAAGGAGGATAAGAAATGAGAGAAGACATTTTAGTTACTAAAGATGGCAAAGTTTTTATTCGAGGTGAGCCAGCTAAATTAAAATTGAATAACTCAGGGTATCTAAGGGTAACATATAAAAAAGGCGAACGGTATTTAGTACATCGGCTGGTTGCATTAAAGTATGTTCCTAATCCCCATAATAAACCCTGTGTAAACCATATAGATGGGGATAAACTTAATAATAATTATAAAAACCTGGAATGGGTTACACATTCAGAGAATACTAAGCATGCCTATAGACTGGGTTTGGAGAAACCCAATCTTCAGCTGAAAGTTAAACAAAGATGTAAAAGAAGGATTAGGAGAATCTTAAGGTTAAGGGCTAAAGGGTATTCTGTAATAAGTATATCTAAGAAATTTGGGTACACACGTCAACATACTTCCAGGCTTATTAATCAGTATAAAAAAGATAAATATTATGAGGATATATACCAGTTCATATGAATTAATGTCGGAGACTATGCGGAACTGTATTGAGATGGGTTCTATAGTTAGACCCAAATCTTATCAGAACAAAAACATTGAAGGACAAGAAGATTACATTACAAAAGAAGTAATCTGTCATCAGTACTGTTTAACTTCTTTGGGAGACCCAAAATGGTTATTCTTAGCTGATAAGAGAAGTAAACAATGGGTAGAAGAAGAATTCAAGGAAAGAATCCATGACCCTTTGGATAGCCCAGATAAATTTTCTCACATTAACCCGGGATCAGCATTCCTTATCAGAGAAGATGTTTGGAGACCATTCTTAGTAAATGGGAAATTTGATTATACCTACAATGAAAGATTGAGATTTGGATGGACTGATTCCAAAGGAATTAATCATCAAGATCGAATCTGGGATGCTTTAAAAGCAGTAAGGGATGAGTTAATTAGAAACCCAGATACTCGCCAGGCAGTAATCCCAATCTTTCATCCGACAGATGTAAAATATATTGGGGGAGAAAGAAGAGTACCTTGCTCAATGTATTATGATTTCCTAATCAGAGAAATAAAAGGTAAAAAGAGATTACACATCTGTTATCATCAAAGGTCATCGGATTTGGTAACTCATTTTGGTAATGATGTATACCTTGCATGGAAACTTATGGAGTACATGGCTGAGCAAACAGGGAATGAACCAGGATATTTATATCACACTATCGATTCTCTACATTCATATAAAAAGGATTGGGTATTACTCAAACAATGTTTGGATGATATCACAGAATGAATGAATAATTGGGAAAAAGAATGGATTAAAACTTTAGCCTCTATCATGATTTGGTAGAGGCTTCTTAATTTATATAAGAATATGGGCAAACCAAAAACAAAATATCACATCTTAGAGAATGAGCAACAATTGGATATGTTAATTGATGCTTGTAAGAAAACTGGATATGCTTCGGTAGACTTTGAGACTACGGGTAATCGAATATATAATAATGATTTTTATCCTACGATTTTAGGTGTATGCTTTGAACCAGGTAGGGCAGGAGTAATTCCTTTAGGTCATTTCGATTCGAAATTTAAAAAATCCTGGAAAACAAAGCTTCAGAAATTTGGAGAAGAAGTTATTGCTAACGAAAACATTGTTAAGGTTGCATGGAATGCTAAATTTGATATGCAAGTATTTCACAAATATGGTATCTTTCATAAAGGTAGGTTATTTGATGGGATGCTTGCTAAATATGTTTTGGATGAAGTAAGGCCCCATGATTTAAAGAATCAGGTAAGGAGGTTCCTTCCTAAATTTGGAGATTACGAAGAAGATTACGAAGGATGTAATTTACCTTGGGATCAAAAACCTTTATTGGGATTATCCCAGTACTGTGCTATAGATACTGATATGTGTTTAAGATTATTCCTATTCTTCGAAAAGAAAATGATGGACAAGGCATTTTACCCTTTGTTTAGAAATCTTATTATGCCTGCTTCTAATCTACTAACAAAGGTAGAGACAAGAGGGCAAAGACTTGATAAAGAATGGCATGGAGAATTAATGGAAAAATATCCCAGATTAATTCTAGAAGCAGAAACCAAGGTAAGAGCCCTTAAAAAGGTAAAGAGATTCGAGAAATCCCTCATCCAACAGAGATTAGATAAAGCAATATCGAAGATAGAAGAAGAGATTAGAGAATCTAAGAAAGTAATAAAAACATCGGATGATTCTCGAAAAATTGCTTCTGCTGAAAGGTCAATTAAAAATAGAGAAGAAAAGATTGCCAGATTAATGGCTGGAGAATTTAATACTAAATCCGAAAAAGCCATAATAGAACCCATAAATTTTGGGTCAGCTTCACAAATGACACAACTTCTATTTTTAGACCCAAAAGGATTTAGATTCCCAGTAGTAAAATATACACAAAAAGATAAAAAGGATACGGATAACCCCTCTTCATCAGAAGCAGTATTATTGGAATTACAAAAAACAGATAAAACTGGATTTATTGATACGCTTTTAGAATTAAGGGGGCTTAAGCAGATTAATAATATGTTTGTAAAGGGGTTTGCAAACTTAGTTCAAGATGATGGTAGATTACATCCAAAATTTCATATCCAAGGTACTGTAAGTGGGCGATTAAGTAGTTGTATTAGTCCTGACTCTTTACTTGATACAGATAAGGGATTAATCCTTATTGGGGATTTAGTACCCCCCTCAGAGGGGTATAATACCATCGATGGGTTATCTGTAAGAACCCATACTGGAGAGTATCAACCCATACTTAAGGGAATAAATAAAGGGGTTGAGCCCATGTATAAAGTAACTTTGGAAGATGGTAAATTCATTAACTGTACCCTTAAACATAAATTTATAACGGACCAGGGAGAAAAAACTCTAGAAGAAATCCTCAACAATTACCATAATAAAGATTCCAATACTTTTTCTATTAAACTTTTAACATCTTACAGCTATGAGTAGAAAAAGGGTATTAACAAAATCCCCCAAACATAAGTTAAAACTTATAAAGGAAGATGGGAAATCCTATATTAGAAAAAAAGATTTGGACCATTACTTTTTTGAACAGGGGATGACCAGGGAAGATTTCAAATTTCATTTTGGTATCGGCCATAGGATTATGACACAGTCTCTGTATAAGTATTATACAAAAGACCAGATTAAAAGATCCCAGGGAGAGAAGATTGCTAGGATACAGAGGGAAAATAATTCGAACAGGGTAAATTGGTATAAGCCCGCTAATCTGGTGGAGGTTGACAAAATTAAAGAAGCAATATCCACTTCTCTCACTCATGAGGAAGCTATGGAAAAACTGGGGATGTCTAAATATGTATTTTCACATCACCTCCAATATTATAATTTAGCTTATAATGAAACTAAAGAGAAGAGTAAAAAATTCCTATCCCTTACTACAGAGGAGGTGGAACTTTTAAAGAGCCTTATGTTTTATAATAAGCAAATAGGATTATTATTTTCTCAGAATTCTTCAGACATCATTAAGGGCATCGATTGTATAAATGACTTTAAGTACACTTTGTTTAATCTGGTTAGAAAGTTAAAAAGGATAAATCGTAAACATATAAAACGATTTAATATTAAATATTCTGCTAATAATATCGAATACCAATTTTATAAGTATTTTAAACATCTAAAGTTAGATGTAGAAGCTCAATTTCCTTTAGGTCCTTATAAGTATGATTTTTTCTTTCCTAAGTTTAATCTATTATTGGAGCTCGATGGAAGTTTACATGAAATCAATCGGGATCTGATTAAGGATGAGTTAGCGGCTAATCAAGGATATAAAGTAATCCGAATTAAACTTTCTAAAAGTCTTTTGAATAAAGCTTATGATGAACAAACAATTTTTAAAAAGATCAAATCATGTATAAACCAGTATCAATTATTTCAATAGAGCCGATTGGGTTAAAAACAGTATGCGATATAGAAGTTCAAGAGGATCACACATATGTGGCTAATGGCATATTGAACCATAACAGTGACCCCAATGCACAACAGTTTCCTAGATTAGCAACAAACCCCGATATTAGGAAGTGTTTAGTTGCATCCACTGGTAGACTCTACTTGATGATGGATTATTCACAAGCAGAATTAAGATTGATGGCCCATTTATCAAAATGTAAAGGTTTGTTGGAAGCATTTGCAAAAGGTTGGGATCCTCACTTATCAGTAGCATGTAAAAAATATGGGGCTAAATATGATGAGATAGAGCCTATCTATAAGGATGAGCAACACCCGGAATATAAAACTTGGAAAGTACGAAGAAAGCAAGCTAAACACATTGTTTTTGGGTGTATATATTGTATCGGTGCAGCTAAACTTGCAGAAGAGCTTTCAGACCCAAAAACAGGGTTGGTGGTAAGCCCAAATGAAGCCAAGTCATTTTTAGAAGATTTTTTCACGGACTTCCCAGAGGTGAAAAAATTCATGGATAAACAAATGAAGTTCATGCATAAACATGGCTATGTAAAAACACTTTTTGGTAGAAAAAGGAGATGCCCCGAAATCTTTGGAGATAATCAGATGCAGATTGTAGAAGCAGAACATGCTTCAGTAAACATCCCATGTCAAGGTGCTGCATCGGATATGGCATTATTTACTTCAGTATTAATTGATGAGAAAGTAAATAAGGGGGAATTACCAGATTTGCAGGAAGTAGGTACTGTCCATGACTCCATATATTTTGATACATTACCTAAAGACATCAATCCAAAGACCATATATCAACTTTGGGACATGGCAAGAAATCCCAGTACAAAAGAATGGTTTGGATTCCAAATCGATGACATAGATATGTCAATGGATTTCGAAGTAGGAAGGTCCCAGGGAGAAGAATTACCCTTTGCAGTGGGATACGATTATAATCGATTATTAAATTTCAAAGGGGAATGGAAAGGGTCCAAGGAAGAAGAATATTATTTTTCACTGGTAAACAAATGTAAATCAGTAGATATCAAGGACTATCCAAAGGTTTACCCAGAGTATTTCAAGTGAACTAATTAAATTAAATTTTAAACATACATATATTATGAAAGATGAAAAAAGAGGGATAATCATATCCCTAATAATCTGGGTTTTACTTATGTTTATGACCATTACTCGATGGATGGGTGATGGGACCCTAAAAGAGATCGGGGATTACATTGCTATCACATTTGGAGTAATAATTACTCTGTTGGTGGGAATAGGAACTTGGAGTATGAGATCATTTATTAAACAATATGGAGGAACAGAAGATGAGGATAGTACAAAGAGGAATTAATCTTAGGGTAACTAAACCCAAGCCCATAATTTGCCCCAAATGCGGATGTGCTTTTGAAGTACAGAGTCCCAGGGATGTAATCCATTCAGCTCATCCAGTTAATACAAATTTCGTTGAACAGATGATTGTTATATGCCCAAATTCTTCCTGTAGATTTGAACATAGACTTTCTTTTGAAAAGATCAAATCTATAAAACAGAGCTTTCCAGATTATCCATGGGATAATGGGTCCAATACATCGATAGATACCATAACCACTTAAGATTTATGAGGGATTCCAGTATAAAAGAACTTAAGAGGGAGTCCTCTATAAATCACCTAACAGTAAGGGTAAGAGGTAAAAAACTCGATATAGACCTATCAAAGGAATTGGCAATTAATGAAACTTCCATTAATAAGCTGATCTCAGAAAACCCTTCAAGTTACTCCTTAATCTCAATTTTAAAATCCAAGGCAGTAGCCGAGAGGGATCAATTAGAAAGGGAAAAGGATAGGATCTTTTCTCAAGTTTATGTTTCTGTGGTAGACAGTAATCCTAAAGCTACAAAAGAATACGCAACACATAAAGCAAATGCTAACACAAAATATCAAGTTGCAAACGATAAATTTTTGGAAGCTAAGGAATACGCGGATAAATTAATTTCTATCTGTAAAGCTTTTGAAATGAAAGCTCAACTACTACAAACATTCTCATCCAATATTAGAAAAGAGTGAACACTATTTATTAATCGCATAAAATTATTATCTTATTATGAATGTTATTCAGAACTTACTTACTAAAGAAGCTGCATTAAGAGTATCTCAGAATATTCCAGGTACTCCAACTGAAGATCGGATCCTTTTAGCAGTACCCAAAGATGATGCAAGGACTGCCAGTGGTTTAATCATCCCTGGTAAACCCGAGGATTATCCCAGAAAAGGGGTAATCGTAAAAATGGGATTAATGGAGCAGGACAGAAAGATCAATAAACATTTAGAAATTGGTCAAATCGTTACTTATGGGAATTACGCTGGAAAGGATATTTCTTTCGATAATGGATATTCTTTAGAATCCGTTAAATTTGTGGTACTCTCAATTGAAGAGGTTATCTATATAGAACAAAACAATAATTAATATTTTGATATATCATGAAGAA